CAATTAAACCAGTATATCTATTATTATCATTAGTATCATAACGATTAAAAGTATAACCGGAAATTTTATTAATTTTAGTTAAAGGGTCATCAATAAGTTTAATATTATATTTATAAGAAATATCAGAATCAGTAGAAATATCTAAAGTGCTATAAATAGTCCCAGCAACACATAAAGTATTTTGTAAAAAAGCACTATTAAGTTGATTAGGTTCAATATTATCTTTACCAATTAAACAATTACCAGCAATTTGAATAACAACTCCATTTTCTTTACGTGCAAATTTAGTTTGATCACCAAATTTAATATGAGGTTTACGAACCATTTTTTCAACAGGGTCATCAAAATTTAAATATAAAATATTATTACTAACATTATTAATAAAAAAAGTAGTATCAAAAATACCGGGAGAGGAAGGGAAAACAATAGAATAATTAGAGGATATATTAGAAGTAGATAAATTAATAAAATTAGAATTATTATGAAAATTAATACCACTATTAAAGATAGATAAAGCATTAGAATTTAAATTAGAATGAGGATGTCCACCAATACCAATTTTAGCATCACTATTCATAGATAAAACAATTTGTTCATTATCAGTATTATTATGTGATAATTTAATAGTATAATTAGTATTACTATTAAGCCAACTATTAATAAAATGAGAAACTTTAATACCTCCAGAACCAGAAGAATTACTGGAAGGTCTGGTAATATTAATAATAGGTTTTTCAATATTAAAGGAAGAAATAGGGGAAGGATGATTAAGATTTAATAAAGTTTCTTTAGAATTATTAATTAAGTCATTACCAATACTTAAAAAAGAATAAGGATTAATATTATTAATACCAACATTACTAAAACTTAATAAAGTAATATTATTTTCATAATTATAAGTAATAGAATTAGAGGAAGAATAATAATCATTATTAAAAGGAACTCCATAAAATTCAATAGAATTAATAGAAATAGCAGTAGGAACAACAGGGTCATTATTATGAGAATTAATAATACAAATAGCAAATTTAGTAAAAACATCAAAATTATTTCTATTAATACGAAAAACATTAGGAGATAAATTATTAAGAAAGAATTGATTAGAACGAGAATCTAAAAGAATCCAAGAATTATTAGAAGAATAACCGAATAATTTAAAATCTCTAATAGAATTAATAATATTATTAAAATTAACATAAATAACATACATATTAAGAACAAAACGTTGTCCCAAATCAAAAATAATATAAGCACCACATCTAGAAATTAAATTAGTATCATTATAAAGATATTTATCAGCACCATAAGAAGAATTAGAGAAACTTCTAAAATTAGCTTGAGATAGCCAGAAAGAATCTTTAGATTTATTAAAAATATTATAAACTTTACGTGTAATATCAGGATTATCATCATTTCTATCAACTTCTAAATTAATATTAAATCCACTATCAAGTTTAATAAGATAATTAATAATACCAGAATTAATAGAATGAATAGTAGATAAAATAGAATCATTAAAACCGGGAACTCTAATAATTAATTTAAAAATATCATCAGCAATTTCTCTATTATTAACAGAAATACGATTAAATTTATAATTACTAGTAATAAAATTATTACCAATAAAAAGATTAGAAGAGATAGCAAAAGAATTAATAGAAAGATTAGAATTACAAAAAGTAAAATTATTATTAGTATTAAAATTAAATAATTGTAAAAGATTACTAATATTAAGAATATTAACAGAAGAAGTTGTTTGTAATTGATTATTAGAATTAATAATTAAAATAGAATTAGGAATAGAATGAATAAAATTAAGATTAGATAAATTATTTTTATTAATAAAAAAAGGTTGAAAAAGATTATTACTAGAAATAAGAATAGAATTATTAAATTTAACATTAAAATTAATATTACTTAAAAGATTACACGAGAAATCAAAAGTATTAAGAAATCCATTATTATCAGAAATAATAAATTGATTAGGGATTAAATTATTTAAATTGGTAAAAAGATTAGAAGAAATACCAGAATCAGAGATAATAAAATTTGAATTAAGCATAAGAAAATTATTAGGTTTAATAGAAGAATTATTAAGAATTAAGTTAGAAATAGCTAAATTAGAATAAAAAGAACCATTATTATTTAAAATAATAGTATTAATAAGATTAGCTTTAAAGAAATTAGTATTACCAAAAACTTCATTAGAAATAGGAGGGAAGAATTCAATATCAAAACTAGAGGAAGTATTTAAAGCATCAATAAAAATATGATTAAAAACAAAATCTCTAGAAGAATTAATAGTTTGAGATTTAGTAAGATCGAGAAGATCATTATATTTAATAAAAAATTTAATAGAAGTTTTATTAGTTAAAATAGTATCATAAACATAAATAATATCAGTAATTCTTTGAATAAATAAAGAATTATCTAAAGAAGTATCCCAATAAATATTAAGTAAATTATTAGAAAGAAAAGAATAACCATAAATATTAATAGTTTGAAAATAAAATTTATCTAATTCATATAAAAAAATAGTTAAATGAAAATAATTTTTAGTATTATTAGAGAAAGTAATTTTACCAATATAAATAAAAGAAGAAGGATAATTAAAAGAGAAATTATTAATAATAATTTTATTATTAATAGAACGATGTTTAAAAGAGATATCACCATTAATATCTAAAAAAGAATTAGCATAATTACTATTAATAGCAATACGAGAAACAATATTAGAATCTAAAAACCCAATACCATTATTATTATTCCAAAAGATACCATATTTAGATTTAAAAGTTTCAATAGCTTGTGCAACAAGATAATTATTTAAATCGATTTGAGAATTAATAGGAATATCATTTAATAAAAGAGTTTTAGTATTAATAGAATTAAGATTATAAATATTATTATTGCAAATTTTAATTTTAGTATCAATATTTAAAATAGGATTACTAAAAATTTTAAGTTCATAAATTTTAAAAGATTGAAAAGAGTTAATATTAGGATTGATATTAATTTTAGTAATAACAATAGAAATATAAAGATAAAAAGTAGTATTATTTCTAAAAAAAAACTCAGCACTAGAAATAATAGAATTAACAACTAAAATTTTAATCCAATTAATATTATCATTAGAAACATAAACATCAAAAAAGAGAGGGTCTTCAAAATTAGAAATAGAATTAACACTAAAACCAATAGGAATAATAGGATAAGGAAATTTTATTTTAACCCAATGTCCAAAACTTTCTTGAAATTTAAAAGAATTATCATCAGTTCTGGAGAGACCAGAAATAGGACTATAAATATTAGCAGACATCCAATAACTAGAAAAATTTAAATCAAAACATCTAGAGAAATCAAAAAGAGAAATAGATGTAGGTTCAAAGAAATTATAATCATCTAATAAAGTATAAATATTAGGAAAAATAGTAAAATTATAATTTTTAATAATTTGTGTATCAAAACAATCAACTTTTAAAATATTAGAATTATAAGAAATACCATTATCAAAAATATTATTAGGATTATAAATTTTAATAGAATTATTAGATAAACCAGCATAATAAATAAAATTATTAATATTAGAAAATTGAATATAAGCTCTATCATAAATACTATCAAATTTAGCTAAAATTAAATTTTGAATATTATCAGTTCTTAAATGAAGAAGAACCATTTAATTTCTATTAATTTAAATATTTATTTTAAATGAACAAAAAAAAATGAAATTATTCTTTAGTTTCTTTTAAAGCTCTCCAACGTTGAGCAGCAATTCTCATATAATCTTTTGGATCAACATCAGGTAAACCTTCTTTTTTAATTTTTTCAATTTCATCCCTAACATAAAGATTATATGCACTAGGTTGTTTTTTTTCTGTATTAGATGATTTTTTTTTATTACCATAAACATCTTTATAAACACCTTCAAGAATTTTAGTTAAATCTTTAATAGAATAATCGTTAGTAGTATCAATTGATGATTTAAATTTATCGACTACTTGATTAACTTTTGACATATACCCTTTTTAATTATATTATTTGCTTTAATGTTTAAATCCTTTTCGATAAAAATAATATATAAAAAAAAAATGAAATTTTTATATATTAAAAATATAAAAAAAGAATGGTAATATATCAAGATTGGGACGTAGTGGTATTAAAAAAACCAGTAAAATATATTAATAATAATACTACTAAACCAAAAACGATAGAAGATGATGGAGAGATGCCAGAAAAATTAAAAACTTATAGTAAAGAATTATCAATAGCATTACAATCAGCAAGAACAGCAAAAAAAATGTCACAAGCAGATTTAGCAAAAAAATTTAATATTCAACCATCAATAATAAATGATATAGAAAGTGGAAAAGCAATATATAATAAAAAAACTTATTCATCATTAATGAGAACATTAGGTGTAAATGTGAAATCAATGAATTTACCTAATTAATAAAATTTAAATTTTTTCCATCATTAGTAGCTAATTTATATGTATATAAGAAATCACTAGTTTTATTACCCGTATTTTTGTATTCTAAAAAATCAGTAGCAAAATTCCAAGTTTTACCATTATTATTAGAAATAGCTAAATGAGGATAAATAGTTAAATTATTATTAGAAATAAAAATAGAATTATTACAACCTTTAAGTTTTTTAATTTCAATAGGATAATTATTATTAAGTATTGCTTCAATAATTTCTTTTAAACAAATTTCTCTATTATTATCATTTCTATTTTTAGTAAAACTATTAATAATAATATTTTTAATTTCAATAATACCATCATAAAATTTATTTTTAATTTTAATAATATCATTATCTTTATTAATTTTATAACTTTCTTTAAGTTCTTTATTTAAAATTGGTGTAATAATAATAATTTTAATACTAGTAATTTTATTTTTATATTCAATATCAGTATTATTATAAGAAATTATATTATCAATAGATTTAAAAATAATATCATTAAGTTCAATTAATTGTTTTTTATCTCCATTATTTTTATAAATAATATTTATTAAATCAAAAGAATTATAAATATTATTAAAATCATCTTGAATTAATTTAATAACTTTTCTATCTTTATGAATAGAAATAGTTGTAGTAGGTTCAATAATATTAACATTATTATCAATTTCAATTCCTTTAAAATCAAATTTTTTATTATTATCAATATTTATATTATTAAATTTATTATTAAGATTTTTAATTTTTTCATCAAATGTTAATATTAAACTATTAATTTGTGTAATATCATTCATTTCATAAGCTCTTTTAAGTGTTGTATTTAATATTAAAATAATACCAGAAGAATTTAAATCATCATGTGTAGTAATTTTTAGTAATAAACTATAAATTTTTTGTATTTTAATTTCAATTTCATTTTTATTATTAAGAATATTATTAGATTTATTAATATAAACATCTTTATATAAAATATTTAAATTTTTAAATTCAGTTTTAATATTATTTATAATTATTGAAAAATCATGATAAGAACTATTAAAAGAATAATCTATTAAAAAATCAATTTTATTTATAACAATTAAAAAATCATTTTTATTATAATTATCTAATAATGGTATTAATTCATTATAATATAAATTATTTAATTTATATTTATCATAATTATTAATAAGTATTTTTTCAATATTTTTTATAGATTTATCAATATTATTTTTAACAATTAATATATTTTTTGAATTTTTTTCATTATATAATAAATCATAATTTTTTTTAATATTTAATATTTCTTCTTTAGCATTAATATTTGAAAATTTTTCATATTTATAATTAAAATAAATATATAAAATAATTATAATACATATTA